GGCAACTCAAAGCCCTCGAAACGATCGCGAGCAACACCGCCAACATGGAGCCGGCCGCGGTCGCCGAATAACGAATGGCCCTCACCTGGGTCGAAGACAACGCCAGCCGCTCTGCCACGATCGTCCGCCTCGGGCGGAAGGCGGTGAGCTCGTACTCAAAGAGCTACAAGGTATTTGGGACGACCGACGACACGGTCGTCCACGCCGAGGCCAACGGCAAGATCACGAGCGAGCTCGCCTACTGGCAGTATCCAGGGCAACCCAACGTCCAACTGCGGGCCGAGTCCTATAGCGTCTCGTACCTCGGCGACGACGCTTGGCAAGTCACGATCGCCTACGAGAAGGCGGGGGCCGACGACGACGACCAGCGGGATCCGCTGAAGCGGTCGCGGTCGTTCGACACAAGCGGCGGGTCGCAGCACATCACGCAAGCGGCTGGCGGCACGGTCACGACGAGCGGCGGGACAACCGTAACGCAAGGCAGCGAGCGGAGGTATCCGCCTGGCACAGCGCCGAGCATGAACAACGCAATCGGTGTCGACGGCAGTTCAGTCAACGGCGTCGACATCGTGGCCCCCGCGCTCACTTGGACAGAAACGTACGACGTGCCTCATCAGTACGTCACGGCCAACTACATCAAGAGCATCGCCGCCCTGACCGGCACCGTGAACAACGGAGCGTTCCGCACCTTCGCCGCTGGCGAGGTGCTGTTTATGGGGTGCTCGGGCTCGCAGGAATGGGACGACCAGCGGGGAAACGGGCCGTGGACGCTCTCGTATAAGTTTGTGGCGAGCCCAAACGTGACCGCTCAAACCATCGGCGACATCACGGGCATCGAGAAGAAGGGCCACGAGTATTTGTGGGTTCGGTACGAAGACGCTGTTTCGAGTAACGAGCTCGTGAAGAAACCCAAATATGTTTACGTCAACAAGGTCTACCGCGACGGCAATTTCTCCGGCCTGGGGATCGGCACCTAATGGCACGCCCCGACGGACGCATCGAGAAGGGGCAGCGACTCTCGTCGGCGATCTCCGCCAGGGCGTGGAACCGGGCGCAGGATGCGGCCGATCGGGTGCTCGGGGCGGCGCCGGGGGTGGAGGCTGGGGCGGGTGTGACCGATGGCAACACGATCGTCGTCCGTATCGCCCAAGACTGGCCCACGCTCAACCACACGCCGCTTGCGGTGGGCCACGGCATCTCGATACCGCTCAACCGCGGCACGCAAACGCTGCTCCTAACTACGTCCCAAAACACAACCGGATCGGCAACGTCAAAGGTGGTGTCGAGCGAGGACGACCTTGTCCAGTTTTCGACAACTGACACGCCGTGTTTCACGATTGAATCCGGGACGACCGACACGTCGCTCGGGTCGCGGTGCGGAATCATCGAATCCGTGTCGGCGCTTGCGGACGGCTACTACACCTGCACCGTCCGCGTCCGCGGCCTTGTCCGCTGCCGCGTGCTACTTCTCCAGGCAGGTGCATCTGTTTCGCCGCCGCCGCCGTATCCGACAAATGCAACGCTCCGCACCTATTGGAGACGGTATCTCATGGCGTCGGAGTACGGGTACGGGGCAATACTTGGCCTCGGTGCTCGCTACAGAATGAACGGCACAAACGCTTACCCGGCTGTCGCGGAGGCGGTCGTAAACCTCGGATAATGCTGTTCCACGACTCACTCAATGGCGTGGCCCGCGCGTTGCGTTGCAGGCACTTCTATTCCGACGGGGTTACGCCGTCGACTCCAGGGTCGTTTAGCGCTGCGTCGCAGCAACAAAACCGGACAATTTACGACCGCACAGATGGCTTCGACCCGGCGTTCGAGGGCGACTACTACGTTATTACTGGTCGCTACCAAGGTGCCTTTTCAGAGATTGCGGGCTCTACCGACATTCACGCTGCGGCCACGCTTGCCATTCAGTCGTTCGGTCGATTTAACAACCAAGACTGGCTGGCAGAATCTCCGTGGAGGGGGGGGCTCAGTCGCATTGCGTGCGTCCACTCTTTCAGGGCAGAGAAATCGGCATTCAACCTTGACTCGATTGACGACTACGACCAAATCGCCAACAAGCTGTTCAAGCAAAAACGATCAGCGCGTAGCGCCGTCATTCTCTGCGCCTTGCGCGAAGGAAAAGTATTGCGCGCTCCGTGGGTAATGGGTGGCGTTGTCGCTCTAGGCCATCCTCCCGACAGTAGCGAGCAATATGCCGTAGACGCATCGCTCCCGTTTCTTGGGCAGCGCGTTTTGCCTGGCACAAGCGTGTTTACTGGCGGATCAAACGCCTTGGCAAGGCTATTGACGCTTGACCATTACCCAAACCAAGAGCACGCGGTTCTAGTTGTTCCGGCTGGCGGGGCCGTAAAACTCGCCATTGCCTACCACGTCACGCAAGAAAAATTTTTCTCTGTTATCACGGCTGGGTATGAGACGTTGTTTGCGTCTAATGCGACAGCGTTTACCCCTTCGCCGGGGTGGACCCGGGGCTCTCGCTCAATCTCCGTGCGGTTTTTTTCGTTTGCAACGCTAGCGGAAGAAATCTCCGCAGAACTGGCGGCGCGAAACGACGCTGGCGGCACGGGGCTAGTGAACAAATTTAATCTACTACTTGGCGGCGTTGATAACGTCACGCCGTCCGCGATGGTGGCGTCAGAATCGCCGTTTGACTTTGGCGAGAAGTGCGTTCGGTCATTCTATTCAACCTCCATTCAACGGTTGCTTGCTGGTGACGCCGCATTCGAGCACCCAAATTACGCATTCCTAAACTGCGAAAACGTCCTTGGGCTTGGGGCCGCCTCGGCCCGGCTTGGAATTCAAGAGCGCGTCACAAACACAGAGGATCGCGCCTACATCGCCCCCAACGAATCGCTCGTTCACGATGGGCTGTCATACGTTGAACTAAAGTCATCGCGGCATTGGATGCCGCAGCAACCATTCGACGACGAGGACGTGACGTTTCCGATCGTCACGACGCAAGATCAAGACTCTTTCATCTTTCGCGGCACGACAATCACGGGCACCGGGCTGCGGTTCGTGCCTTGGTCGTCAAACACGTTTGCGAACCCAATACAGTCTTATGCGACGCCAACACAATCGAGCGTGCCTAGCAATACGCTAGTTCAGGTGCCGCAGGATTACTCCGTGACACGGGACGGAAGTACTTTTGGCCGAGTTGAGTTTTCTCCCCCACAAAACGAAAGCGGCACTTGGTTTTCTCGTGGCGCGAATGTTTTTGTGTGGGAGGCTAGAGTTGATGAACTTGGCGTGGGAGGCACACCACAGGGCACCGTTTATGAGGTGCAAGATGCAGCTACCCCGAGTAACTCCTCGCGGCGATTTTATAACGTGACGGCAACAACCCTGCCAATACAAACCCCTGGCGATTTTCAAGCCTACGCACCAAACGTGAGTTTTGACGAGCAGTCGTACATGGCCGGCGCATTAATTGCAGCCTGCCCTTATAATTATTCATTTGGAAACCTTGCCGAAAACGCACTGCCCCAGTCTATTTTTGGGTACACAAGAGGGCAGTTTACAGACAATCACCCAGCAGCGTGGCCAGGAAGCGGGACACAAAGGGCTCACATTTACATTGACGGCCAACGGTTTTTAAATGAGTTCGTAAACAATGTTGGTGCGCGCGTCTTTATGCCATCGCTTGCCGGCAAAGAGTTTGTTTGCGGGCGCGAGCCTGTTGCCGACAATGAATGCCAAGCCGGGTTGTTCCACAACTTGGAAGCTGGCGAGTCCTTTTCCAAAACAGGCACCTTGTATTTCGCCGGCCAAAGGCTTGTGCAAACGTATTCAAACATCAACTTTGTTCCATTTCCTCCGCAAGGCCCAGGAGCGGGCTTTATAAATTACACGGTGTCTTTTAATAGCACGGCGTGGACAGGAAAAGTCGAGCACGCCTGCACGTTCAACACCAAGACCGTCGAGCTATTTATCAAGTGGTCGGCCGCCCTGCAATCACCGCGGTCTTACAAGGTCACGCCGCCGCACGAAGTGAATGCCGCTGGCCTTTCCTACGGCCGCGCGCCAAGCCTCGTGGCACCTGCCATGTGGGTCAAAACGGAAGACGTTGACAACGTGACTCCCATTCTCGTGGCAGAGGTGTGGGCTAGGGCCGTCGGCGAAGTCGATGTATCGTCGACCTACACGTTCCCAGAAGTCTTTGGCACCAGCGGCACCTACAAACACAAGGTGATCGCGGCCACAACGCAGACGTTTGCCAACAACTCGACGCCCGTGTCGATCGACCTGGAAGATGCCGTCATTGGGCACACGCGAACTTTCGACAAAGACGCGCTCGTCTCGCCGCAGGCTATGGACATGCGCTACCTCGGCGCCTTCCCCTTCAATCGTGCCCAAACCCAACGCCTACTCGACGGAGAAACGGTCACGCCGACCTACTGGTTTCTGGACGACGAGGGCACGGCCCTCGAATCGCAGCCTGTCACTGTGCCGTGGCACAACGACACGTTCGGCACCTACAAGCTCGAATTTCGGCTGGTGACTGACTGACCGACCCCCTCCGGCCCCACCGCCTGACCCGCCCTAATGGGGCGCATGTCCGCCCCCTTCCGCGCCGCTCTCTCCGACGCCCTCGACTCCCCGCCGTGGATCCTGCCCGCCGTTCGCGAGCTCCGCGGGATCGTGATCCCGGCAGGCGGCGAGCTCTACGGCCGCCTCGCGTGGAACCTCGTCACAACGCTCCGCGGCCTCGGTTGCACGCTGCTCATTGAGATTTGGCACCTGGCCAACGAGATGCCAGAGGATATGGCCGCCGTGTTCACCGACGCCGGCTGCCGCCTGGTCGACGCCGACGCCACGCTCGCACGCCTCGGCATCCGCCCCCGCACCGTCGAGGCCGAGACCGGTCGCGGCCGCGGCTGGTGGCTCAAGGCGATCGCCGTCCGCTACACGGGCTTCGCCGAGGTGCTGCTCCTCGACGCCGACAACGTGCCGGCCCGCGATCCGACCTACCTATTCAACGACCGGGCCTACACGCGGCCTGGTGCGTTCTTCTGGCCCGACCTGCCGCCGGCCGCCAACCGATCCGAGTGGGTGCCCGAGGCGGCGTGGCGAAACGTGGGGCTCGATCCCGTCTACGGGGCTCGCCCATTGGAGAGCGGACAACTCATGGTCGACCGCCGCCGCCATCTCCACGCGCTTAACCTGTGTGTTTTGCTGAATGAATGGCGCGACTACGTCTACCAATTCGTGTACGGCGACAAAGATTGCTGGTTGCTCGCCTGGCACCTCGCCGGGAGCGAGTACGGCATTCCGAAACGCAACCCGGCCTACCGGCATCCGGCCATCTGCCAGCACGACCCAGCGGGCGAGCTTGTGTTCCAACATTGCTGCAACGGCAAGGACGATCTCGCCGCCGGGAAGGTGATTCCCGGCATCGTCTCGCGGCGGTTCGCCCCGGATGCCGCGGCGAGTTTCGCCGAAAAGCGGCGTCGCGTGCGAGAGAAAAAGGCTTTTGCGATTCCGCCGCCGTCGGGCATCGTGAAGTAATGCGACGACGACGGACCGTCTACATCGCAGGGCAGCGGTGGAAAGTGCAGTGGGACTGCCGCCTCCGCGGCGCCTACGGCATCTGCGACTACGAGACGAAGACCATCAAGCTCGCCTCGGGAATGGACACCGCGGACCTAGTGGACACGATCCTCCATGAGTTCATCCATGCACGCTGGCCCGACCTCGACGAAACGGCGGTCTGCGACATGGCCGAAACTTGCTCGCGGTTCCTCGACGCCGCCGGCCTCCTTCGACACGAGGATTGACGTGAGCGACACACTCGACGCGGTGGCAGCGATCAAGGCCGCGATCCCGAAGCCGCAATCTCAGCGGTGGTATAGCCGGGTGTCGCCGGAACACGCCGAGGTTCTCAAGCAGATTGAGGCGGCGTTTCTTGCGGGCGAATTTGGCACCAAGAAAAAACCGGCCTTCGTCGCGATCTCCAAGTATTTGAACGAACAAGGCATCACGACCGTCGGACATCAAGGGGTGCGCGAATGGCTGGAAAAACGCCAGTAGCCCAGATCGCCGAAAGCGTCGAGCACGCCACCCGCCTCGCGGCCGACGCCGAGATCGCCCGCCTACGCTCCGAGCTCGCGTCGTATAAGGGTCGATACAAGGCCGCCCTCCAGGCGATCGACCGCGAGCGCGAGCGTGCCGACGCCCTCGTTGCCGTGAAGGGCATCAAGGCTACGCCGCTGCCTGTCGCCAAGGCGGCCGCCGGGAAACTGCATCCGGCGACGATGGTCTTGTTGATCTCGGACGTACACGCCGAAGAGACGGTCCGCCCCGAGACCGTGAACGGGCTCAACGAATACAGCCTCGACGTGTGCGAGAAGCGTCTCGCCGAGCTCCAAGAGCGATTCCTCGGGATGCTTGACCATGAGAGGCGGCTCGCCCGCATCGACCGCGTGGTCGTCTGGTTGGGCGGCGACCTCATCAGCGGCATGATTCACCCCGAGCTCGCCGAGGAAAACGCGCTGCATCCGCTGGCGGCTATCAGGTGGGTCGGCGAGCGGCTCCGCGGGTTCCTCGACGCCGTAGCGGACAACGCCCGCGAGGTGATTGTCGCGACCTCGTGCGGCAATCACGGTCGGACGACCGAGAAACTTCGCACGAATGAGGCCGACACCTCCTACGAGCAACACCTCTACCTGACGATGCGGGCCGCCGAGACGCGGCGGAATGTCCGCTGGCAGATCGGCGAGGGGCACCTCAACTACCTCGATCTTGACGGGTTCGTCATCCGGTTTTGCCACGGGCACGCGATCAAGTTCTCTGGTGGCATTGGCGGTATCCATGTGCCACTAAAAAAGGCTATCGCCGCGTGGGACACGCACCGGCCCGCGGATTTGACGTGTATCGGGCACTGGCACCAGTTCTCCGCTGGCCGGAACTACGTCAGCAACGGGAGCGTGATCGGCTACTCCGCATACGCCGTGCGGATCAAGGCCGAAGGCGGCGAGCAGCCCGCCCAAGCGGCGATCGTCATCGACCATAAGCGTCGCGAGATGACCAAGGCTTACCGAATCTTTTGCGACCGCGACCTCCGCGAGCGCCGCCATGCTCAGTGATGACTACCTCCGCGACGCCGAGCACCGTGCCCGCCGTTTCTCCGGTGCCTACACCGGCACCTCCGGCACGCTCGCCGCCGACGTTATCCGCCTTCTCGATCTGATCCGCCACCAACGAAAGGAAATCGACCGCATGAGTACGACGCTCGAAGAGGCCAACCAAGAACTGCGGGCCGCCGTGGAGGCCCGCCTCGCCCAAGGGTGCGCGGCGGACGCCGCGTGCTGCGAGCTGGGGGAGCCAGCCGAAGAGTCGGCCGCCACGATCCCCGTCGACTGGATCCTCCGCGGCGAGCGTGAGCTCCACGAGGAAGAGGAGCCCCGGCTCGCGGGCGACGGCATCCTTGCGGCTGGCTTCGACGACCAGGCAGCCAACCCCGCCGAGCGTCTACTCCTCGACGCCCTGGCGGTCATCCGCGACCGCCGCCCCAAGTACGGCGGGCCGCGGCAGCACTTCAAGAAAACGGTCGGCATGATTAACGCCGCGTTCGGGTCGATCCTCACGCGGCCGCTCACCGAGAGCGACTGGGCCTTGATCATGACGCTCGACAAGGTGGCAAGGTTTCTCGGGCCAACGAAAACCTCCGACCAGATCACAGACCTCGCCGGCTACGCCGCCTGCCTCGCGGAATGCGAGTCGGCATAGCCCCTGCGCCTGCCGGCTCGCTGCCTCTACCCTCAACGGCGTGATCGCGTACGCGCATTTCCGCCGGGGCGGTGCCGAAGGCCGCGAGCCGATCGCCGGCCCCGACGAGATCGTGTCGATCGCCAAAAACTACACCGCCTCGCAGCAATTCTGGGGGAAGGTCACGAGCCGACGGCCGCAACCGACGAACACCGCCGACATTGAGCTCGTCGCCTTCCAACTGGGCTGCACAGTCGAGGCCGCACGCCGTGCCATCAAGTTCGGGTTGATCTGATATGGCCGACACCGTCACCGACACACTCACCGGCTCGCTGCGGACCACGCTCCAGTGGAACCGCACCGACACGCAAGAGGTCGGCACGGTCGTCAACCGCCGCACCGCAAGCGGCACCTACACAATTACCGACGGCGACGGGCCGGGCGAGGCGGATCTCGTGTTCGCCGATCAGCGGACGATCCCGGCCAATACGATCGAGACGTTTGACCTCCTGAACCTCACGCAACAGGCGCTCGGCGTGACGGTGCCGTTTGTGTTTCGCCAGTTGCGCGTGATCCGCGTCGTCAACGAGTCGACGACGCCCGGCCGACGGCTCCTGGTCGGCGTCGATCCAGGCCGCCCGACCGCCGTCTATGCCGCCGAGGTCGGGCCGGGCTCCGAGTGGTGCGCAGTCAACCAGACCGACGCATGGGTCGTGACGGCAGCCAACTCAACGATCCGCATCTCGAATCCCAACGCGGCAGCGGTGACGTACTCGCTGTTTCTGATAGGCACCTCTACGGCGGCGCCAGGGAGCGGCAGTGGCAGCTAGTTTTTCACTTGCCGGAACGCTGCGGGTCGTGCCCTCGTGGGTCGACGAGCTCTCGACGACCGCCCTCACCGATTCGGTCACGGCCCTGATTCCGTTCACGCTGACCGATGGCACGGGCAGCGGCCAGGCCAACGGCTACTACAAGGACGTGATCACGATCGCGGCCGGAGCCACAGCCAACGTCGACCTCCGAGCCCTGCCGCTCGTGTTCATGGGCGGCACGGGCACGCTCTCGCTCGCGAGCGTCAAGGTGCTGCTCATCCGCAACCGCTCGACGACCGCCAGCCTCTCGGCCGGCGTAAGCGTCACGAACCGGTGGACCGCCCTCTCCGCTGACTCGATCGCCATCGGCCCCGATGGCGTCATCTACACGACGCACCTCACGACGGGCCTCGCGACCACCGCGAGCAACAAGGTGCTCGCCATCACGAACAACGGGGCCGCCGCGGCCGACATCGAAATCTACGTCGTAGGAGTCAAGGCATGATCAGTTCCGCCCCGACGATGGCAACCACCGACCTCCTGTCGCTCGCCGACAAGGTGCGCGCGTTCGTGGCGACCGCAAAAAGCTCGGCCGCCGGCGGGATCACGATCTCGGAGTTTGCCGAGCTCACTGTTGCCCTGCTCAAGATCGCCGTCGCCGCAGCGGACGCGATCCCGGTGGACGGGGCCGACCGCAAGGTCTTCGTGCTGAACGCCGTCGGGTTGCTCTTCGACGAGGTCGCCGACCGCTGCATCCCTACTCTCGCCTGGCCGGTGTGGATGATCGTCCGCCAAGCCGCCCGCCAACTGCTCCTCCTCGTCGCGTCCGGTGCCATTGAGTCCCTGTTGCCGCTGGTCAGAAAGGCCGCCGCATGATCTACGTCGTCCTCCTCGGGGCTGCCGCCCTGCTCCTCGCTGGCCCGTCTTTATGGCGGGCGAGGCCCGTGATCCTCGGGCCGTCGGAGGCGGCGACGAAGCCGCCGCACCTCGCCCCGACCTACCAATCGGCGATCGCTGACCTCGCCCACGTCCGCCTCCGCCTGGTGCAGACGAAGGCCCTCGACGAGACGGCCAAGAAGGCGATCGACACGCTCACGCTGGCCCTCGTGGCCGGGAGCGACGCATGAGCGACCGCACACGCTACACGCTCGCGGCCTGCCTCGTCGCCGGCTGCCTGCTTGCTTGGATGCTAGAGGGCCGCAGCGGCCCCACGCCGGCCCCGCAGCCCGACGGCGGGCTCTCGATGCGTGGTCTGTTCATCGGCCCCGAGGCGGCCGCCGACGCGGCCAAGCTCGCGGCCCTCTGTGACGAGCTGGCCGAGTGCATCCAGGCTGACGGCGAGCGCGAGGGCGGGCCGCGTCTGAAATCCGGCGTGGCGTTTGACGACCTGCGGGTCGCCGCCCGCGAGGCCCGGCTCCGCGGGGAGTCGATCGGTGCCCGCCAGCCGCACGCCCGCAAAGCCATACACGACTACCTCGACAAAGCGGTCGGCACGTCGGGCGGGCCTGTCGGGCCGGATGAGAGGTCGAAGTGGGTGTCGGCATACCGCGAACTGTCGAGGGCTTGCGCAGATGCGGCACGATGACGCCTACCGCTCGTGGCGCGTGTTCGCCGCCACGGTGCTCCTGTTGATCGCGGCGGTGATCGCGGCCCGGTCGTGGATGACCTTGGAGCGGAGCGTTGACGGGCGGTTTGGGTACACGCCAGACCCAGAGGGGGCGCGGGCCTTCTTGGCCGAGCTTGGCAACGAGCGTTTCTTTTCGCAGGCCGCCCCCGAGGCAATGCAAAAAGCCGCGGGCCGCGACACGTTCCTCTACCGGGCCATGCAACGCGCCCACCAGGCCCGTTACGGCAAGCCTTTCGTGGTCGGAAAGCAACTCAACGGCTCGTGCGTCGCGTGGGGTGCAATGCACGCTGTATGGATCGCCGAGGCGATCGACTGGGAGCTCGGCAAGTCCAGCGAGCCGCCGCTCGCCCCGAGCACCGAAGCGATTTACGGCGGCAGCCGTTGCGAAGCCAGGGGCAAGACGTTCGCAGGCTGGTCCGATGGGTCTACCGGATTCGCGGCCGCCAAGTGGCTCCGCGAGTGGGGCGTCGTGTACCGCAAGCAATACACCGGCGTCGACCTCTCGACCTACAACGCCACGCTTGAAAAGAATTGGGGCGCGTACGGGTGCGGCGGGCAAAACGACAACGGGAAGATGGACGCCGAGGCCAAGCGGCACCCCTGCCGGCACGTCGTGGCCGTCCGCACATGGGCCGAGCTTACGGCCGCCTTGGAGGCGGGCTTTCCTGTGACTCTCGCGAGCTCGCAGGGCTTTTCGTCCACGCTCGGACCGAGCGGCATTGCCGAGGCGCAAGGGACGTGGATGCACCAGATGGTAGCGGTCGGCGTCCGCTACAAGGCCAACGGTGCGCCCGACGATCTGATCGCGATCCTCAACTCTTGGGGGCCGAATTGGATTGGCCCGCAGACCAACCGCTACCCGGACGACCTCCCGGCCGGTGCCTTCTGGGCACGCCGCCGCGTCGTTGAGGGAATGCTTGGCGACGCCTGGGCGATCGGATCCGTCGAGACCGGTTTCAAGTGGCGCGACATCCACCACGGCGACTGGCTCGCGCCCGCCATCGACACGCTCACGCGGCTACCTGTCCGCAATCCGTTCCTCGATTTTCAGTTGGGGCTATAGATGACGTTCACCAATCGCCAACTCGTGATTCTCTGCCTCGCCTGCATGGCCGCCGGGTGGTGGCTGTCGAGCTCGCCGGCATCGCCGGTCAACCCGAGGCCGCAGCCCGACCGCCCGGTCCTCCGGTGGATCGCCCGCGCTGCCAAGTCGTTCCTCTGGATCGCACTGGTGGCGGAAAAGCCGCCCGAGGAATCGCACCTCGTACACGCCCGCGTGGGCGACGACGGTCAACCGCTCCTCGACCACTCCCGAGGCTGGTAGCCATGTGGCGTTCATTCCTCGCATTCCTCGCTAGCCTCGCGGCCGAGCCGGCCGCGATCGACCAGGAGCAGCCCCGCGCGGCTGCCGCTGTGGCCGTCGCCTACGCCGGCTTTGCGGTCGAGGCCCCCGCCCCTGCCCCAACGCCGGCCCCCGGCAAGTGCTGCACAGACTGCGGCGGACGCGGCTACATCGTCCACGGTGACGGCCACCGGACGCCCTGCCCGTGCCCGCCGTCGTGCAAGTGCAAGCAGGGTGCTGGGTGCCATGATGGTAAATGCGGCGTGCCGGGGGCGTCGCCCGCGACTGCTTCACCGGCCAAGCCAAACGGCGGGAGGTGACGGTGGGCGACGCTCTCGACACGCTGACGCTCGAAGGGCTGCGGGCCACGGTCCGCGAGTTCATCGGCCCGTCGGGTGCCACGCTAGAGCACACCTGCGACGTGATCGTCGACGAGATTTGCCGGCAGTGGCCGGAGCGGACGATGGCCGACTACGCCCGCAAGCTCGACTCCAACGCCGTCGGGGCAAAGGTGCTCGACGCGATCGCCGTGATTACTGCGCGGGTCCGCGAGCAGATCGAGGCCCGCTGGGGCATCAAGCCCAGCCACACCGCGGCCCTCGACCTCGTGCTCCGCGGGTGCGTGATCGAGTTTGCGAACCTCTGGTTTGCGTCTGCCGAGAACCGCATCGCGATGAGGTCGATCATCGCCGTGGTGCGGCACGCCCGCCGCGCCTAGCCGATGACGTGGCCGATGATCTTGATCGCGGCGTCAATGCCGCCGGCGATCGTCTGGGCGAGGTCGCTGTCGCTGCCGAGCTCCTGGCCGACGCGAATCCAGAGCAGAGACTCCAACGCCCGATCCCAAACGTGTCGCATGACGCCCTCCTTGGCTGGTTGACAGGTGACAACTCTAGGATCGGCGGTTGTCACCTGTCAACTTGAGGGGGCGGGCGTCGTCCTTGTGAATGAAAAGAAGGCCGTCAATCACGACGGACCGCACGGTTCCGGCCTCGGCGCGTTTGCGCATCGCCTGGCGGGAGATGCCGGCCAACTTGGCGGCGTTGGTGCAGGTGACGTAGTCGGTAGTGTCGATTCGCATGGCGTCACCAATGCTACCCGCTCAACTCGCACTACGCCGGCCGCCTCTTAGTTCTGAATCTGCGGGGGCGTTGTGGGGGACTGGAGAGGACGGGGCCGCACGCGCGACCGCGACGCCGCCACAAGGGCAGGGTCAATGTAAGAAAGCCTCGCGATTTGCGAGCCCGGCCGGTGCCCGAGTTGCTCGGTGGCCGAGCCCTCCTGTTGGATCTCGCAGTCGGTGGCCGACGAGCGCCGCAGCCATTTCCACGTTCCAGAGCGGATGCCGGCGAGCCGCACGATTCGCTTGAACTGCGCCGTAAACGTCTCATGGCTGGCGGTCCAAGGCGTAACGAGCTCGCGGGGGTGGCCGACCAGCGACGCGGCCAGGGCGGAGAGCGTCTCAGGCGAGAGCTTGGGCACGACGACGCTCCCGGTCTTCGACTGGCCGAAAGCGATCGTGCCGTCTGGCCGCACCTGCTCTAGCCGCAGCCGACGCACTTGGTCTTCCCAGCGAAGCCCGGCATCCCATGCGACGCGGATGGCGAGATCCCACCAGGCCGAGCGGCGGATGCCGCACGGGTGCCACCGCTTGAGCCGCTGGCAGGCAACGAGAAGTTGGTCGACCTCGTCGCGGGTCCAGGCGACGGGAGGTTTCCACGGGCAGCGGACGGGCCGCACGCGGCGGGTCGGCAACTCGCAGAGCCCATCGTCGGCGGCGGCCCGCCACATAATGCAGACGTGATTCCTCTTTGAGCGGACGGTGTTCGGCGCGACGCCGCTGGCGGCATAGTCGCGGATCCACTCGGAGACGCTGGCCGCGTCGAGGTCTGTCAACGCAACCGGACCGCCGGCCCATCGCTCGAAGAGGCCGACGCTGATCGCGTATTGGCGCAGCGTCTCAGGGCGGCAGTCGTGGTAGAGGCCGTAGTCTAAGACGTATTCGCCCAGCGACTCCGGCGCGGTGTTGCGAAACATGATGCGTGTCGAGGTGTGGTCCGAGGGGGGCTGCCTGCCCCTCCTAAGACGTACTTCTACGAGAGCATCCTTTGCGCTCGGAGGGTTTCCACCCCCCTGGACAACCGGCACGACCGGCACCCGGCACCGTTGGCCGTTCAGTTCCGGTAGAGCATCGGTCTACGGAACCGAAGGTTGAAGGTTCGAGCCCTTCCGGGTGTATTGGCCGGCATGGAACCGTATGGTTCCTCGCCGGCCGTGGGCAAGTCGACCCATGGAGGGTGAGCATATGGCGACCGTTGGAAGGCAGAGACACCCTGGCGGAAGGCCCGCCGTATACCAGTTGTCCCAATTTGGCGAGCGGCTCAAGGCTCGCCTCGACAGCAAAGGATGGTCGAGGAACACGCTCTCGGAACGGACGGGCATCAACGCCTCCACCCTCTGGCGGTGGATGGTCGGCCAGGCGTCGCCGCCTCTCGACAAGGTGGTCGTCATCGCTGGCAAGGTGGGCTGTGAAGCGGCCGACCTAATCCCCAGGAAAGCCCGCTAAAACCGGGCGTTTCGTAAATCAAATAACTGGCGTTGACGAGTTATTTGATTTCTGCAATCCTCTGCCCTGTGACGTTCGTCGTCACCGTCGCGGCCTGCATGGAGCAGCCGCGGCGACGCACCCACAAGGCGACGGATTGCCATGGCTGCTAATCGAGGAGCGACGGGCACCGCCGCACAGCAAGGAGGCTTAGATGCAGCGCCACAGGTTCAAGGCTTTTGTAACGGACTCCCAACTCCGCGGCTGGCGAAGGGCGGGCGTGACCTGCGAGTCCATCGCAGCAACGACGGGGATGACAATCTCCGAAGTCTCGCGCCGGCTACACACGCTTTACTCGGTGCCGAGGAGCCCAGACCCAACGCCGCGGGAAATAAAATTGGCGTGCGCCGAGATCCGGCGCGGGTGGTCAGAGGAGGAGCGCGAGCAGCGGTGCGTAGTGCGGTCGGGCGAGTGGACGCCGGCCGTCGTACCCGCCTCCGTACTGGGCTGTGCCAACGCCTTGCGGACTGGCTACGACGAACTGCCAGAGTCCATGCCCACCTGTGCGCGATCGTAAGGCTCTACGGCAACCCGTCGCGGGCTGGTGGGCAGTCGCTCCAGGGCGACACCTACGCGGCCCGCGCGGCTGCCGGCGACCGCACGCTCTTGCATGAGGCATTGACGCTCTCGATCGACGAGCTCACCGCGATCCGCGAGGAGCTTGAGGCCGAGATGGCTGCGGCCCCGCCCACTGCGGCACCGCCAGGCAGCAAGGCCAAGGTCGACGAGATGGCGGCCCGCGCGGAGCGTGGCGACGCCTTGTTTATCGACGGTGATTCAAAAGGAGCCGGCGACGGATCGTCGGCCGTTCAGGGATGACGTACGGCGGCGGCGACGGATCGCCGCTGGCCGCGGCTTGGAGGTTGGATGCTCGTTTTGAGTCGGAAAGAGGGTGAGTCGATCGTGGTGCCCGAGCACCGGATTGAGATCGTGGTCCGCGAGATCGACGGCGATCGCGTGCGGATTGGGATCAAGGCCCCCGACGAGACGGACATCTACCGCTCGGAGCTCTGGCAGGAACTGTGTTTCGAGGAGTTTTCAAAAAACAAAGGAGAGAAGTGATGGGGCTGAACATCGTCAGAGGGAAGCAGGCGACCGCGTCGCGGGTCGCCGTCTACGGAACGGAAGGAATCGGCAAGAGCACACTCGCGGCACAGTTTCCCAATCCGCTGATCCTCGACACCGAGGAGGGCACGCATCACCTCGACGTGGCCCGCGTGTCGTGCCACGACTGGGTGACGCTAGAGGGGGCGATGCTGGAACTGGGCCGCGACCGCCAGGGCTTCGAGACGGTGGTGATCGACTCGGCTGACTGGGCCGAGCGGCATCTCATCGACCACCTGCTCCGCAAGAGCGGCAAGCGGTCGATCGAGGATTTCGGGTTCGGCAAGGGGTACACCATGCTCGCCGAATCGTTCGCGAAACTGTTGGCTGCGGCCGACGGCCTGGTCCGCAACGGACTGCACGTCGTGTTTGTCGCCCACTCGCAGGTCAAGCGGACGAGCCCGCCCGACCAGGAGGAAGGGTACGACCGCTACGAGCTCAAGCTCACGAAGCAGACCGGACCGTTGTTGAGGGAGTGGGCCGACGCCCTGCTCTTCTGCAACTACCGCCTCAAGGTGGTCGAGGGTTCCGACGGCCGCATGAAGGCACGCGGTGGCAAGGAGCGGCTCATCTACGCCGAGCGGTCGGCGGCTTGGGACGCCAAAAACCGCTACGGCCTGGCAGCCGAGCTCCCGATGACGATCGACAGCCTCGCGACGCTGTTTGCGAGCACGCCTGCACCGGCGGCAGCCAAGCCCGCCGCCAAGAAGAAGACGCTCCGCGAGCGCATCGCCGAGGCGGACAGCGTCCAGGCCCTCGGCGACATCGGCGACGTGATCGCCGAGCAGGAATCGGCCGGCAAGCTCAACAGCGAGCAGGTGGCGACGCTCATGGGGCTGATCAACGCCAAGCACGCCGAGCTTGATCCGCCGACCGGTGCCCCGTGGGAGAAGGAGACCAGCGATGCCGTGGCATGACGAGACGCCGTGGGCCGCCAAGCGGCGCAAGGCTGCCGAGCAAAAGGCGGAGATGGCCCGCCGCATCGACGAGATTGAGGCCCTTATCGGGCGGGTCCGCACGGGGCACGTCTCCGAGAAGAAGGCCCTCAACGAGATCGAGGAGATCGCCCGCGACGGTGCGGACGCGATCGTCAGGGTTGGACGCACACACACGCCAGAGGTGAGCACATGAGCGACTGGTTTGACGACGTGGATTTTCCGCCGCAGGCAACCGAGGCGGCGTTGCCGGCTGGCGAGCGCGAGCAGGTGCCCGAGGGCGAGCACGCGATGGAAATCAAAAAGGTGATCGACCACGACGACAAGCTTGAAGTGCGGCTCGCCCACGGCGAGCGGCGGTACGGGTGGGTGTTTTGTCGGCTGCCGAAAGATGCCGACTGGGCCAAGCGGATCGCCCACGAGCTCCGCGTTGCTCTCGGCATCCCGAAGGGCGGGCTTATGGCCGCCATCGAGGCCGGCGATCTGGAAGGCAAGACGGTCGTCGCCCGCATCTACCACCGGGCCACCGACCGCGGGACGTTCGTCAACGTCGGCGGGTTCAAGGCTGCCGAAAAGCCTGCCGAGCCGGCCGCCAAGAAACCGCGCGGCGAGGCCGCCAAGTCGCTTGCCGCATTCAAGGAGAAGGTTACCGATGACATCCCCTTCTAGTGCGACGTTCATGGGCGGGCCGCTCGACGGCACGACCTACAAGCGGCGCGGCAAGCGTTTCCCGACGCGGCTCCTCATGCCGGTGATGGGGCGGACGCATCTGTATTTGGCGATCTACGACGGCCGGCGCGTGACGTACAGGCACGCACGGGCGATGACAGTGGAGGCGGTGGCATGAAGGACACATTCCGCAGGGACTTTGAGACCGTCGAAGAGTTCCGGCGTCGCCTACAGCGCGACGCCGAACACCGGGCCACGTTTGAGCCCGATCTTGCCAAGGTGCTCGACGAGCCGGAGCGACGACCGGCCGCGGACCTCGTTAGCGACACGAGCGAGACGATTGGCGACCGCATCGTCCGCGTGCGGGTGTACGCCAACGGGACACGCATCACGTCGAACTATCCGACCGAAGAGGCCCAGGCCCAGACGGGCGGCGACTGGATCAAGCCTGGCAACGGGGCCGCGGCGGCAGCGTTTAAGGCGGGCCGCGAGGACGAATACATCGACCGGATGCGAAATCGCTACGGAGGAGAATGGTGAAACAGCCGCCCCACCCTGGGCACAGCCGGCCGCCTTCACCGGCCGCATGGGTCGTTCCGCGGGAGTAACGCACCGACCACCGCAGCGGCTGCCCGTCATCTCCACAACGGGTGAGGCCGCCGGATGCCGCACGTTAAGC